TTTGGATATCTCCTTGAGCATGAGCAAGAAGAGCACTGATCATTTTCTCTCTCATAGTTTGGGTTTGTCAAATAGTACGTTCTGTATGTATTTAGTTGCCCACGATTTATCAAACCATTGGGATAATACTGCCTCAGTTTTCTTGTTTTTCATCTGTGATGTACAGTACCATAACTGATCATCATACCTTCTCATAGTCTTTTGCCATTCTGTTTCTCTTTCTGCAGTCCTAACTATGTGACAGAATACCTCTAGGTAATCACTACACATCAATAAAAACTTATCATACTCATCTTCTTCCAATCTTACAAACTTACACCATGGTGAAAATATCTCACCCCACTCTGGTAAGTTTCTAACTTTTTTAAAATCATATTTCAAGTTACCTAAACTATAATCTACTTCGTATACTGGTGATATATCAACTATAGCAGCAGTTACTTTACCACCTGCCTCTACTATATCACATCCAAAGATAGGAATAGGAAACTCTGGATCTGGAAATAATACACAGTGTAGTATCTCAATCCCTTTACTTGTTATTGCTCTTTCTATATGTAACTTCCGTAAACCTCTAGCATCCCACATTCTATTATAGATGGATACATTGTTGTCATGTATCTCATCATAATCTGAAAAAAGTTCTTCTAAATGTGGTAACCTTGAAATCTTTGTTCTAATCAGCGATGCTAGATTAGAGCAGAGTTCCGAAGTTACGTCTAATTTCACGGAGTTCATCGAAGTTCTTTTGTTTTGTACCTCCGTCATATGCCCATGCATATCCTTCGGTGATCATCATTTCGTTTAGCGATATTTCCTCATCGCCAACGTATAACCAACCAAGAAGCCTACCATACTTACCCATCCCACCTTTGAGTTCAGTTCGTATAGTGAGTTCGTCATCTCCATCGATTGCTCCTTCTAATTTTTCTTTCATCCAATTTGTAGCATCTAATCCCAATGCTTTCTCTTCAAGATCTCTTGTTCTCTTCTCAGGCGTATCGACTCCAGCTATTCGGACTCTTTCCTTTTTTGCAAGATCAAAACCAAGATCAATGGTTACGTCTATTGTATCTCCGTCAACTACCCTGTTGATCTTCGTCACTCGGAAGTTGTAACAACTCTTCCGACTGGGTGGCACCATTGCTCCCATAATTAAACTCCATAAGTGCTTTATTTATGGCATCTTCCGCTGGAGTTTTATCCTTCATTCTATGTTCTCTTATTGCATTGTAATATGCCTCATAGATATCATCATAAAACTGGTCTCTATCATCAATGGGACTGGCCATGACTGGCGTGGTCATCATGAGAGTCAGTAAGATCGTTCGGAAAATAGTAGTCATATCTAATAATATAGTATATAACTGCGGATACGGCAAGACAGAGGAATATGACCATGAGAACCACAGACCATACTACATCTCCTGTCCATCCCATTTAATCCCTCTGTCTCCAATCGTCTGATCTCCTATCGTTGCGGAACCAATTAGCTATGTCATCTGCTCCACTGAAACCCTTTTTATGTTTCCTTGGATCTGAGTTTCCTATATCCAAGTACTTAAGAAAAGTTGAGTCATCATCAGTTTTTAATCTTCTTGCTGAACTCAACATTCCTCTTGCTGATGTGTTAGCCTTTGCTAATTTCTCTGCCCATATCATGTCTTCTAAACTTACTTCTTGTCCTGCTGCAATAGACTTACAGATGCCTTCTAACCGAAGACGGTATTGTGTAGATAACATTTACTAATAGTATTGATAAGTTTATACTATGTAGTAATATCAACCTATCATAGACATCGCATGTCTTAATTCCCTTGCATGTTCCAGTTCATCATTGGCAATCTCCATAATTTTTTCATCTTCTGGGTGCCATGCACTATATTTTACATAGGTTTCATAGGCATGTTTCTCAATCTTCATGTTGATGTCATAAGCGTTCTTAGGACTAGAAAGATAGTACCCAACCATAATCCAATAATAAAGTAAAACAAGATGTTTGGCAAAGAAGCGGTCAATCCAATACTTGTTACCTTCTCTAAGCTCCATTTCTTCCAAGTGTTCTGTTTCATTAAGTGCCTGATAGAAGTGTTCTTTCATCAAGTATATATGATCTTCACCTCGAAGTCCAAGACTTTCACGAAAATGTAACACACTGATAAATGAGAAGTATGGTGCCCTGGCAATGACTTCCAGAACCCAGAACCTTTGAAATTCTCTACCTCTGTAAAGAAAATCTAAGATATAAATCGTTACATCTAGGACTAATGTGTTAAATTTTTTCATACAAGTATAGGGTGTGACCAAGCGTAGTGTGGGTAGAACCATAGTGCGGTTCCGATAGTTATAAAAATAACTAAGGTTGATGTGATAGGAAGGTTTTTCATTTGACCTCCTTAATTGAATCCAAAGAAAAAGGATGCTCGTGTAGATACGGAACATCCTCTCTGGCATTCTTTACCGCTTCAAAAGCGTCTGTGGCATATTCGCCTATTTCGTGATACTCATTTAGTTGGTCGTGCCAACTTAGTGTGTAATGGGACATGATAGTTTCAACTCCAGTACGCTATTATTTATAATAACATACTAGGTATAATTACGCATCAATGTGTCGGTTTACACACTAACAATTTTTGTTTAAATCCTCTGCCATTTGACCACCAATCTCAGCACCTTGATTACCTGAGAACATAGTCACCCAACCAGCAGCAACCCAACCAACAAAGGGAATATTAGACAGAGCAGGAGCAGCAGTAGCACCAATACTTGAACCGACGAGTCTTCCTGTTCCTTCTGCACCTCCGATTGCTTTGATGCAAGCTTCTGATTTTCCGTCTGCGATTGTTGTTGATGAACTATTCGGTCTTGTGTGAACTGAACCGTCCATCGTGTATTGTTCGATGGTTTTAACTTTGTTATTAGCCAATCCAAGAAAGCCACCCTTCGTGTTACTATCCCTTTCCACACGCATCACTAGAGGATCGTTGGCACGATATTTAATTTTATATCCCTCTTTCCCAACTTCTGCTTCGTATGCTGTATAAGGTCCTACTGGCACGTTGATACTTGGTAATTTACTCTCACGATTTATAAGAGTTCCAATCATTCCAAGATAAGAGAGTCCAACGACTCCACCCAATCCAAGTGCAAACAACTTAGACCATTTCACTTCTTTCTTTTCCATTATTTCTTAGGAGGAGTTGGAGATGATGCAATTACCATTGGTGCCTGTTCAAGACGTATGGTTTGTGCAGGTGCAGTGTTCGCTGCTTTCTCAATGAGTTTTTCCATATCTGCTTTTGATATTTGTGGTCCTTGTTTTGCAGCGGCACCTTTCTTATCTTTTGCAGTTTGAATTCCAAAACTAGCTAGGACTCCTGTGAAGACACTCGCTATGAAAGTTGGATCAATATTTTTCTGAGGAAAGTTAGGAATCGCAACATAGTTTAATGTCAATATTCCACCACTCCAGATTAAGATACCCAAGCGCACAAAAGTGGAGAAGATTTCCATCTGCTCCTCTTTGTCCTCTGTGAGTTCTTTTAACTTACCAAGTGGTCCTACCTTTTTAGGTTCTTCCTTTTTTACTTCTTCAGCCATAAAAATTAAGACGACTATTTATATATAGCAATCTTAACTTTATATTAACTGTTTTCGATTAAAAACCTAATGGAAGGTGAGGTCCTGCTGCAGGTTTATCAGGTGTAGGTGAATCAGGTGCTCCCATACCAGGTAGTCCTAGACCCTCAAGTGCTCCAGTGCCACCACCATCTCCACCAAGTATTCCACTCATTCCACCTGGCATCACAGCCTCCATTATTTTACCTTTGACGTTTTCGATAATCGCATCCTTGCGTATGAATACGTAACCACCAAGACCAATAACGGTGAGAGATACAACACCACTTGCAATAGCGATTCCATTTACTATTTTCTGTAACATAATACTATTTAATACAAATTATATATCATACTCGCTACCCTCTCCCATATATTCAAGGGAAACGATGTTATGATGAACTTCTTTATCTTCTCTAAGTAACCACTCTGCAAATTCTTGACGTATTGAGACAGCATTTTTAAGTTGCTCAATATCACCATCAGTGCATAGTTCATTCATTCGGTCTATCGACCAATCATATGTCGTCCTTAGATTTTTCGTAAAACTGTCCATAATCTTTACGCATATAGCGTCCGAGTATATTGCTATTATAATACATTGGTGTTCCGTCGTCAAGTGACTCCATCAACACATTGTGTAAAAACAATTGTTTTGTCTCTTCGTAGTTTACTTTTCCAAGGGTTGTGTGGAGGGAGAGTATTTCTCTTCTGAAAGAGTCTTTTCCAATTTCTCTAATATCTCGTTTAAGATCGTCAGAGCTTCCATAATATCGTTTCCAGTCTGACTCGCTTGTGACTCTT